CTTATTACGAAATTAAAAATATTTAACTTTACTTTTTCCTTAAAATATAATATGATAGTTTAATTTTTAGGGGATTAGTATGAAGATAGAAGAGATATTCGAACATTGGGAACAAGACTCCCAGATAGATAAAACTGAACTTGGTGATGCTGCATTAAACATCCCTAAACTCCATCATAAATACTTTCAGCTATTAGTCAATGAAAAAATGCAACTCAGAAAATTAGAGGCTGAGTTTAAAAGATTAAAGCTGGATAAGTATGAGTTCTTGACCCAAGGTCCAAACGAAGATACAAAAGACAAGGGTTGGAAATTACCACCCAAAGGTATGATCCTCAAGGGAGATATACCTATGTATATGGAAGCTGATGAAGATATAATCAATATCTCTTTAAAGATCGGCCTTCAACAAGAAAAAGTAGAACTACTAGATTCTATTATCAAAACAATCATAAACAGAAATTTCGTCATTCGTAACGCTATTGATTGGCAGAAATTCACTATGGGAGCGTAATGAAAGAAATAATTCAAGTCGAGAAACATGACGAAGTTTATATAAAGATTAAATGTGAACCTGGCATCATGATGGAGATGAGTGAGTTTTTTACATTCTCTGTTCCTGGCGCCAAGTTTATGCCTTCGTTCCGTAATAAATTCTGGGATGGTAAGATTCGTTTATTGAATCCTATGAATGGAATGTTATATGCCGGATTGCTTTCATATGTTGAAGATTTCTGTCAAAAAAGAGAATATGAAATAGATTATCTTTCTGATTTTGCTACTGAAGAATTCTCTGTTAAAGAAGCCAAAGAATTTATTGCTAAACTAAAACCTACATTACAACCAAGAGATTATCAGGTCGAGGCTTTTATGCACGCAGTTCGCGAACGTAGAGCTCTTATGTTATCACCAACAGCATCTGGTAAATCATTCATTATTTACTTACTCGTGAGGTATTATGCGAAAAGAACTCTCATTATCGTTCCAACTACTTCTCTTGTTAGTCAGCTTGCCAGTGATTTTGCTGACTATGGCTTCGACTCTGATACTTACGTACATCGTGTCTTCGCTGGACAAGATAAGGGATCAACAAAACCAATCACAATCACAACTTGGCAGAGCATATACAAACTACCTAGCGAATTCTTTAGTAACTTTGATGTTGTCATCGGAGACGAAGCTCATCTCTTCAAAGCAAAATCTCTTACTTCTATACTTACTAAGATACCCACTGCACGCTACCGTTTTGGATTTACCGGAACATTGGATGGTACTCAAACCCACCGCCTCGTTCTTGAAGGACTCTTTGGACCAGTCAGAAAAGTAATATCCACAAAAGAACTTATAGATAAAAAACATCTAGCAGAGTTTAATATTAAGGCCATTGTTCTTTCTTATCCAGACGACATAAGAAAGATGATAATTCGTTCTGCCAACTATCAAGCAGAACTAGATTATCTTGTAGCATGTGAAGCTAGAAATAAATTCATAAAAAACTTAGCTCTTTCTTTAGAAGGAAACACTCTAGTTCTCTATCAATACGTAGAGAAACATGGCGTTGTTTTAGAAAAAATGCTCAAGGACAATAACCGTCCCGTATATTTTGTTTCCGGTTCCGTAGATGGAGAAGAAAGAGAACATATTAGAAAGGTTGTTGAGAATGAGTCTAATGCTATTATTGTCGCTAGTTTTGGTACTTTCAGTACCGGAGTCAATATTAAGAATCTTCATAATATTATTTTTACTAGCCCAAGCAAGTCTCGCATACGGAATCTCCAATCAATTGGTCGTGGATTACGTAAGTCTGATACAAAAACTGCTGCTACCTTATATGATATAGCAGATGATTTCTCTTGGAAGAGTAAGAAGAATTTCACTCTACTACACTTTATGGAGAGAGTTAAAGTATATAATGAAGAAAAGTTTAAGTACAAGATCTATAAAGTATCATTGAATATATCATCGTGACAACAATGATTATACCCACAAATTGTAATATAGTCAAGGAATAAATTATGACAGAACCTAAAAAGAGAAAAACAAATTATATTAATAACAAGACTCTTTATGGAGCAATGATACATTATAAAAATGACATACAACATGCTTTAGAACATGATACAGATAAACCACAAATCCCTAACTATATTGGTGAATCTATTCTTTTAATTTGTAACAATCTAGCAAAGAAACCGAATTTCTCTGGGTATACATATAAACAAGATATGATAAGCGATGGTATTATCGACTGTATTGCAGCTGTTGATAATTTCAATCCGGATAAAACAAATAATCCTTTTGCTTATTTTACACAGATTGCATGGAATGCTTTCCTTCGAAGAATACAAAAAGAAAAGAAACAGACATATATAAAACATAAGAATTTCGAGAACTCTCATTTGTTCTCTGAGATTATCGAAGAGTCAGGACATACTACACATTTGAAAGCAAACGAGTATTCTTCAGATGTTGTAAGGACGTTTGAAGATAAGTTGACTAAAACGAAAAAAGCGAGTAAACTAGTCGGAGTAGAAAAATTTTCAGAGGTAGACGAAGATGAAGAATGAACATCTAGTTCCTGTTGTAGTTCAGGATATAGTAAATAAATTAAATGATAAGACTGTTAGAGAAAACGAAAGAGCAAATCTTTTACTAAGACTCGATGCTATTCGTGATTACGTAACAGCTGCTGTTGTGAAGGCAAACTCAAAGAATGAAAATCGCACTTTTAACTGATAGTCATGCCGGAGTTCGTAACGATTCTCTGGCATTTCACGACTATATGAAGAGGTTTTACGATGACGTATTTTTCAGATATCTCGACGAACATAATGTTACCACTGTCGTTCATTGCGGGGATATCGTTGATCGTCGTAAGTATATTAATATTAATACTGCTTACCGTCTCAGAAAAGACTTAATAGAACCTGCTATAGAACGTGGTATAACTTGGCACCAGATCATCGGTAATCATGATACTTACCATAAGAATACAAATAAAGTAAGTTCTTTTATTGAACTTTTTAATAGATATCCTATAAATATCTATTACGAAACAACCGAAGTAATGTTCGGTGATACTAAAATTTTATTAGTTCCTTGGATTTGTGATGACAATAAAGAACATTCCTTACAATTAATTAAGGAAACTAATGCGCAAATTCTTTTCGGACATCTTGAATTACAAGGTTTCGAAATGTTTAAAGGATCAATTATATCTCACGGAGAAGATCCAAACATTTTTGGACGTTTTGATATTGTTTGTTCTGGGCACTTTCATCATCGTTCAAGCCGTGGTAATATTCATTATCTCGGTTCTCCTGCAGAGTATACTTGGTCTGATTATAATGATCCACGAGGTTTTCATATCTTTGACACAGAAACGAGAGAGCTGACTTTTATTGAAAACCCATATAAAATGTTTCATAAGTTTTGGTATAATGATGGTGATATAAACTTTGTTGATTCAAAGATTGACTATTCTCAATTTTCAGGTAAAATAATAAAGATTATCATTCAAGAAAAGAATAATCCTTATTGGTTTGATAAATTTATTGAGAACATAGAAAAAAATAATCCTATTGATATCCAAATAGTAGAAGATCATCTAAATCTTAATCTCGAAGAAGATGAAGAAATTGTAGATGAGGCTGAAAGCACTATTGATATTTTTAAAAAGTATATTCGTAATACAGAATGTAAAGGTATCAATAAAGAAAAATTAGAGAATAAGATTGTCGAACTTTATAATGAAGCATTAACTTTGGAGTAAAACATGCCTTTGCGATGTATTTTTTATACGTTAGTTATTATCGGTGCTGTCGGATACGTTAATTATTCACAAACCAAAAAGTGTGAAGCAGCGGGCGGTGTATACACTCCTAACATTTGTGTGAATCCATCGGCAATCATTGAGATGGATTGATGATAAGATTTACAAAATTAAGGTGGAAAAACTTTCTTTCAACAGGGAATGTTTTTACTGAAATAGATTTATGTGGTAAGGATATGACCCTCATCATTGGTCAAAATGGTGCGGGTAAATCAACTATTCTTGACGCTCTTTCTTTTGGTTTATTCGGCAAACCTTTCCGTAAGATTAATAAACCACAACTAGTAAATACAATTACTCAGAAAAACTGTCTTGTAGAAATTGAATTTTCTATAGGAACTGTAAACTACAAGATTGTTCGAGGAATTAAACCAACAGTCTTCGAAGTTTATCAAAACGATACTCTTTTAAATCAGTCAGCTGAGATGAAAGATTATCAAGAGCTATTAGAAAAACAAGTACTTAAAGTAAATCAGAAATCGTTTAATCAAGTAGTTGTTCTTGGCTCGGCTACCTTTCAACCATTTATGCAGCTATCAGCCGCTCAACGTAGAGAGATTATTGAAGATCTATTAGAACTTAATATTTTTACTGTTATGAATAGTCTTTTGAAAGATAAAATTTTAATAAACAATTCTAAAATTGAAGACTATGTTAAAGATATAAAGTTTACAGAATATAAGATAGAAACAACTCAAGAACATCTTCAGCTGCTGAATAAAAATAATGAAAAAGTTATTGAAGAAAAAAGAGTATTAATTGAAAACACTAAAAAACAAATAAAAGAACATGAGATTAAACTGAATGAAATTCAGAAACAAATTGATGAATTAAAAAAGAATATTCATGATGAGGAAACGGTTTCTAAAAAGATTAATAAGCTGTCTCAACTAAGGCACCAAATAGATGCTAAGTCTAAGATATTAAAAGAAAACATAGAGTTCTTTTCTAATAATGAAAGCTGTCCGACCTGTGGGCAAAATATTGAAGAAGAATTTAAACATAAATGCGTAGACGAAAATAAAAACAAATTATCAGAGATACAAAAAGGATTGGTTAAACTTTCTGAAGAATATGATTCTACTAATAAAAGGTTAGAAGAAATCATGGAAGTTATTTCTAACATCCGCTCAAAAGAGATGGATGTTATTGAAACAAAAACAAATTTAAAATCTTTGAATAGACAAATAGAACAGATTAATCAAGAGATATCTAATATATCAGATTCTGTTCATGATGCGTCTTCTGATAATAAGATTGCTGAGTATAAAGAAAAACTAACCATAATACAAAAAGAATATAACGAATTAGTTGAAGAAAAACATTTGTTTTTTGCTGCTACTGCATTGTTAAAAGATACAGGAATTAAATCTAAAATTATTAAACAATATATACCTGTAATCAATAAGCTAATTAATAAGTATCTTTCTTCTATGGATTTCTTCGTATCGTTTGAGCTTGATGAAAATTTTAATGAAACAATCAAGTCAAGATACAGAGATAATTTTACATACGCTTCTTTTTCTGAAGGGGAAAAACAGAAGATTGATTTAGCTTTATTATTTACATGGAGAGCAGTAGCTAAACTTCGTAATTCGATTAATACAAATCTTTTGATTATGGATGAAGTATTTGATTCTTCTCTTGATCAAAACGCTACAGATTATCTTATGAATATTGTATATGACGTAGCAAAGAATAATAATATTTTTATTATATCACATAAAGATCATATGAATGAAAAGTTTTCTAATGTTCTAAGGTTTAAGAAGGTTAAAAACTTTTCACAAATAGAGGAATAATTTATGGAATTAAATGATACGCATTTGTTAGAGGAATGCAAACCTTTTGATTTTTCTAATCCTCCTTTTGATGCTATTGAATTTGCTAAAGAGTTAGTTAAATTTATGCACGAGAGCAGAGCGTTAGGCGTAGCAGCTAATCAGGTAGGAGTTCCCTATCGTATCTTTGCTATGAGAGGACATCCGGAAAATTTTGTATGTTTCAATCCTAGAATCACACAACCCAGTGAAAAAACTGTCGTTCTTGAAGAAGGATGCTTGTCTTATCCGGGTTTATTAGTTAAAATAAAGCGC